TTACCTCAGCAGTGCGCTGTGGTCTGCGCCGCCCACGGTGAAGCTGGCGGTGGAGCCGCTGTGGCTGAGGGTGAAAGGCGTATCGCCCGCACCGAGGGCTGCAACATCGGAGAGGGAGAGGGTGGAAGTGCAGCGTTCGGTGGAGAAGACAACGGTCTCGATGCGCTCAGAGCGGAGGCTGGTCAAATCGGAAAGGACGCCCTGCAGGGACGCCGTCTCATGGGAGACATCGATGTAGAGAACATCGCTGATCTGGTTCAGCCGGACCAGCTGGGCGTTCTGGAGGATGTCGGCCTGAGCCGGGTCGAGGACACGCAGGCCGGTGGAGAGGGTGCTGTCGCTGCTGCCGCTGTTGTGGGAGACATCGCGGTACTCCACCGCACCGCAGCCCGCGCAGCTGCACCATCAGCGGCTGTGTCGTCACTGAGACGGAGGAGCTGCCCGTCCTCGGCCATCAGTGGAGCGGCTGGATGCCTGTCGAAGGCGACAGCAGCCGCGAGTACCGCAGCTGCGCTGTTTCTCGCCCGGCTCGGTGCAGGTAGGCGCTTTGGTGATGCGCCACTCGCCGAGGGGGTGGGTCTCGCTGACGGTGTCGGGGCCGGGGGGCAGACAAAGATATTGACAAGCGGGGAGGTTTCTGGTATTCTACTAGAGTACCCTGTGCAAACGATACTCGCTGGTGTGGCGCAATGGCAGCGCAACTGATTTGTAATCAGTGGGTTGCAGGTTCAACTCCTGTCACCAGCTCCAAAAAATAACGCATAGACGATGAAAGCGATTCGTCTATGCGTTATTTTTTGTGAAAAAGTGATGCAAAACGACCTGAAACGGTGTGATAAACTACCAAATAAGCTACCACGAAACTCCGCTCAGTCTTCCTCGTTTTCACGTTCTTCAAAAAGGCTTTCAGCTTTTTTCATCTCATCGGTGAGGAATTTCTGACGGTGAGCAACGTAATATCTTGCAGTGGTGGAAAAATTTGTGTGTCCCATAATCTTTTTTGTTGCAGTAGGCGCCACATTTGCTTCAACGAGAAGGGTAGTTGCAGTGCGGCGCAAGGCGTGGGGGGTAATGCGGTCTCTAATCGGAGTGTCGGCTTGGTTTATTCCAAGATCAAGCATCAGCTTACGGAAAGAATGCTCAACATTGTTCTTGTCCTTTTTGTTTCCGCTTTCAGTGGGAAGAAGATATTTTTCTCCGATGCTCAACAGCATCCATTCTGCAAGAATATTCTTGATCGGGTTTAAGATAGGAATAAAGCGCCCCTTTCCAGCAGCAGTCTTTTCGCCACCGGTCAGATTGCCGTTTTCTAAATCAACATTATCTCTGGGCAAAGAAAGAAGCTCGTCAATTCTCATTCCGGTGTATAAAAGAACCATTGCGATCTGCGCCGTTAAGTGCATTCCGTTTCTAGGATCGTCTGCAATGGCTCGGATTTTAGCTGTCTCTTCCGGCGTAAGGATCCTTTCCTTTGGGCCGGGCGCTGGGGGCAGCTCTAACCCATCAGCATAGTTTTGGTTGATAATATCTTGCTTCATGGCATATATGCATAACTGCCGAAATAAACCTTTTTGCTTTTCGCATAGGCTTCGAGATTTTCCGTCTGCGGAAAGTTCATCAATAACTTTTTGATAGTCTTCCGTTTTAAGAGTGCGCACTTCGACGTTCCAAAGTTTTTCAGCTTTGCTGTAAGCTCTTACATACCCGTCTTTTGTATCCTCACCGATGCTACTAAAGTGCGTAGCGCTCCATCTTCTGTAGATCTCTGCAAAAGTGGATTTTAAGCGCTCTGCCGGTGTCCTCTGAGCATTGTAAGTATCCAGGGCCTGAATGGCTTCCCCGGGAGATGCATAGTGTCCAAGAACTGTTTTGCCTCCATCCTCCGATGGAACAATGGCAACATACGGTCTGCTTCTATTTCCGTCAGCCTTTTTATATACACTGCCGCTGCCCTTTGGGCGGCGGCGCTTTTTTCTTTGCTGCGGGGCGGCTTCGGGCTGCTTCTTGCCGCAGTAGGGGCAAAAAGATGCGTCGTCCGGGATTTCCCGACGGCAGCAGGCGCGAATGCACTTCAAAGCTCTTCACCTCGCTTTGCGGTATAGTCGGCCTCGCCGCTCTTTGCGGCCTCTTTTCCCGCCTGGTATGCCGACTGCAGCAGACTCACCGGGGGCTGGACTTCCCACGGGATCGGGTCTGTTCCTGTAGCCACGGCGAACCCGTAATTGTCCAGTATTTGGCCGCAGACGGATACCTTGTTTTGCAAGGGAGTGTGCAGGTTTGCGCACACCTCAGCAAACACCGCCGGTGGATAGCTGCCATGTCGGCCCAAAAGGATAAACAGCACCATCTCTTTTACAATTCGCGGCGCTGTGCGAAAGTATTCTGTAAGCGCCTCATCCAGCTCTTCGTCTGATTTGCGCTGTACGGGCTCTTTATAAAGTTCTGGGTGCAGCATTTCTTGCATGGCGGGGAGCGGAGAAGTCCCGCAAGCCTCGAACCAGTCCATTATCTTGTCAGCCGGTGGGCTGGACGCCCCACACTCCCAGCTCTGGATCGTAGCCTTTCCCTTGTTGATCCGGCGGGCCATGTCGACTTGGCTCAAGCCTGCCGCGACTCTGGCCCGCGCCAATGCGACACCAAGCTTTTCCGCAGTAAAGTAGCTCATCAATTATAACCTCACAAATTTCCATGCCATAAAAACAAAAAGTGACATGGGAAAAACCCATGCCACTCGACAGAGCGGAAGTCCTTCAAGTTTTCCCATAAAATGGTAAAATCTAAAACAAGTTAGACAAATTGAACAAAAACAGAGGTGAAATAAAATGGATTTCGAGCAAAGAAACGGCAAAGAAAACGAAATGACCATCATTGACGGGATGCCTGCCACCATTTTGACCGGCACGGCCCGAACACCTGAACCTTGGGAGGACTAAAGATGGACAAGATGAAGCTGTTTTGCACCCACATCCGCGCCGCGCTGGCCTGCTATGAGGATATGCCGCCCGAGGGACAGGCCCGGGCTCGACTTTTTGTGACCCGCAAGGCCGGGGATCTCCGGCAGCTCAAGGCCGCATCAGACGCACCCGGTGGGGAGCTTGCCGCTGAACTGTTGCAAAAAATGCAACAACCTTGCAACGGCGAATAACAACATGCATATTTTGCACGTTGCTCGCACAAAACGCGCATAGTTAGCAAAAAGTCAGCGTAAAATTCGACGACTCAGCGCAAATGCTAAATTTTTCGCGCATTTTTGCGCGATTAAATGTGCTTGACGAAATACAATCAACGGTTGTATAATGCGGTTGTGAAAAAGTTTACTGTTTCTTGCGATATATAACTTCAAGGCCGTAATCCGGATGATAAGACCAAGAGACCGTTACCTTGTCAAACTCTTCCAGTTGACGCCCATCGATGGCGCGAGTCTTCAACATTTCTTGATAAATCCAGTCCGGAAGGCCAAAAAATTTGTTGAACTTCTGGATTTCATTGAGTGCACTATCTTGAGACAGAGACCCGCCAGAGATGTTTGACGGATTTGTGTCGATCATGAGGTAAGACTCGTCATCGGCCAGCGTGACGGTCGTGTTTGTATAAAGATCGCTGAACAACTTGAAATTTGGTTCAACATTGTGGCTGTAGATGACCTCCCACAGGCAATCCTGAATCGAAGTATACTCTTTTTCTCCGTCAGATTTTTCCGCAACTCTTTCGGTGATCCAGATGATTGGCGTTCCATCATCAGCTGGAATCTGGACTTCGCCTTTAAGCGTAATGGCCTGATTCTCGAAAATTTCTCTGCAATATTCATACACGCCGTTTCTGACGGCGGCATACCATCGCTGCCCATCGTCAGAAACCACAGAAAAGCACTTAAAATCCCACTTGTTGCCTTTGTATGTGTCAAGGTATGTATAGTAGTAGTTGAAATCCGGGATTCCTGAGAACTCAATGTACGAGCCTTTTTTATATTGAGTCTCCGCCGCAAAGGCTGTCGTGGCAAAAGGGATGGACAACGCCGCAGCCAGCCCCAATGCAAGAAATATTCTTCTTTTCATGATTTATACCTCACATATACAAAAATAGGCAGCCAACCAGCCGCCGTAAAACTAAGTTATCAACGAACTTTGCCAAAGGAGGAAAATAAAGTGCAAGAAAATAGCACAAAATTGATGAAAGAAACCACAGAATGTGTTATACTTGAGAAAATCAAGCTTGCACTTTCCCTTGGTATCGACGTGGATAAACTTTTAGAGGAGGCCAAATATGCCGCGTGTTGAGTTTTTGCTCTGTCTGCTTCTCATTCCGGAAATAGTCATCGCAGCCATTCTGATCTGGGAGTTCTTCGACGCAAACGACTTTGCACTTTTTAAGAAAACGGTAAATGTGAGCGACGTCCCCGTCAACCTGGCCCATGAAAGTAACAAGATGTTTCAAGTCGAGACAATCCATACCGGCGTGACCCTTGCAGACATCTGCGAGCTTTGTCCTAGATCCTTTTTCCGGGTGAAGGACGGAAAGGGAGGGTATATCCGTATCGACACGGCAAAGGCAAAAGGCCAGAAACTGGAATACTACCGGACAGTGTACATCAAAAAGGTAAATGCCAAAAACTACGAGCTGGAAGCCGTAGACCCCTCGCTCCTTTGAGAGAGAAGAAGGGTTAAGAGAGCGGAGATGACCGCGATCGCAGCACTTTGAAGGAACTGCTTTCGCGAGATTCTCTGCTTTCTTTGTTGTTCAAGGAAGTAGGTTCGCCCCTTAGCGGTCAGAATCATGCACGGCACCACGACAGCACCGTTGTCTTTCTGTTGGACTTTGCGCTGTATCTCGACAAGACCATCCGAAACCATCAGATCTGCAAGCACCGGGGCATCCGCTTTGAACTTTTCCGCAAAAACGGGAGTCGGAGTGTCCGGCGCTGTCGGGCACTTCTCGTAAATATTAAGAAGAAAATCGAGCGCTTCTTCTTCCCGCTTCAGGTCAACCATTTTTCTTCAGTTTCTCAGCTATCGCTGCATCCAGCATACTATTAAATAGCGTGCGCGTAGGTTCATCCAGCTGCATAAGCTTTTCTGCAAAAGACTTTGCTTGTTCATCCAGCCCACTCCCTTCACCGGGGGTGGGTTTTTCTTTTTGTGCCGACTCCTTACCAAGCGTTTCGCCTCTCAGCTCTGCCACTGTTACGCCTAGCGCATTGGCTACTGATGGCAGCATCTCATCAGGAAAATCGCGCCCACTTACTAGCATTTGCGAAATATAGCCACGGCTTTTTCCGACCTCTCTGCATACAAAAGAAACGTTGATTCCTTTTTCGGTAGCGATTTTTTTAGCCCTCTCCACATTTCGCATAAAAAAGACCTCGCTATTTTGTGAAAATAGCCAAATGTTCACTATATTGCAGATTGGCTATTGCAAAATAGCCACTTGGCTAGTATAATACTAAGCACAGGGCAAGCAAAACCAAAGCCCCTGACAATATTATATCGGGCTGGCGCTAGATTTTATTCGCTGTGTACCTCGCAACTACATAGTAGCATATTTTCTAGTGATTTTCAAGCCCGGAAAGGAGAATTGCTAGTGAATGTTTCAAAAATCGACCAGTTTTGCAAGCTGCACGGGCTGAGCCGCACCGATCTGGAGGCGGCGGCAGGCCTGAGCAACGGCGCAATCGGGAAGTGGGAGCGCTCGATTTACGGCCCCAGTATCTCGCAGTTGCTCAAGGTGGCGCACTATTTCCGGGTGCCGGTCACGGCGCTGATCGTAGACGAGGAGGGAAAAGCATGAGCTCCATTCAAATCTTCAACAACCCCGAGTTTGGGGACATCCGCACGATAGACCAGAACGGCGAGCCGTGGTTCGTGGGCAAGGACGTGGCGGCAGCGCTGGGCTACGGCGAAGGCAAGTCCCTCGCAAACGCCGTTTCCAACCACGTTGACGAGCAGGACAAAGGGGTCACCGAATTGATGACCCCCGGCGGCAACCAGAAAATGGTCATCATTAACGAGTCCGGCCTGTACAGCCTGATTTTTGGCAGCAAGCTGGAAGGTGCGGTGCGGTTTAAGCGCTGGGTGACAAGCGAGGTGCTGCCCACCCTGCGCAAGACGGGCAGCTACATGATGCCTAAGCTCAGCAAGGAGATGCAGGCGCTGTTTATGCTTGACAACCGCACCCAGCGACAGGAAGAGCGGCTCACCGCGTTGGAGAACACCATGACGGTGGATTACAACCAGCAGCGTGTGCTGCGCAAGGCCATCAGCCGGGCGGTGATCGGTGCTCTTGGCGATGAGGAATCCCCGGCCTACATTGACAACCACGTGCGCAGCAAGGTGTACAGCGAGTGCAACCACGATGTGCAGGACTGGTTCAGGGTAAACAGCGTGGGCAACATCCCCCGCAAGCGCTTCGATGAAGCCGTGGAGTATATCCAGCGCTGGAAGCCCAGCACCAACACCGTGATGCTGATCCAGCAGACCAACGGCCAGACCAGTTTGTTTGCCGCAGCCGCTGCCCAGAGGAACACCACCACCTCCGGGAAGCTTGTTAAGGAGATATAAGCATGAAAAAAGTTATTGTAGGCGTAGTGTCCGTATTGGCAAGCGCTTTGCTGATGGCAGGATGCAATAAGCAGGTTATTGACCTGACCTATGAATACAGCTGGGCACAGCTGAAAATGCCTGATGGGACGATTACGAGGGCGACCAGCTTCAGGTTGTGATTGACGGTGTGACCTATCTGGTTCATTCGTCCAATGTTGTACTGAGACATTGATAGAAAGGAGGACGCCATGCAGAAGCCGAGTCTTACGATAGGCGAATGCGTCCAGATCCTTCGGGAGAACAACATCTCAAAGACTGAAAAGGTCTTGGGAGCGCAGATTCAGGCGGGGCTGTTTACCAGCTGGGCGATTCCTTCCGTAGGAACAAAAGAGCCCTGCCCGGACATCTCCCGCGCCGGTTTTATGGCGTGGGTGAAGGATTTTTACAAGCTCGAAAAGGTTTATACAAAGGAGGAACCAAGAGAATGAGACTCAAATCGTTCGTCGCCACCGGCACGGTAGGTCTGCTGGCCATTATCGGCGCGGTGCAGGTGGTGCGCTGGGCCTGTTCTTTGCTGGCCGTTGCGCTGACCTACTGGGGCGGCTGGGACATCGCCGAGGCTGCGCATGCCGCGCCTTGGATTATTGTTGCATCCACTGCCGGGCTGGCGATGTCGTTTTATGGGATGTATGAGGACAACAAACGGTATAAGCGCAGCGGTTACAGCAAAATCGTCCGCAACCATGCCCGGAACCCGGAGTATCCGCAGGATGAGGAGAAGAGCGCATGAAGCTGGAAGAGTTGATTCGGCAGCAGGCCGAAGAGCACCTGAAAACAGCCACGCGGCTTGCAACGGAGTCCACGCTCACGGGAGACATCTGGCTGCGGGTCATCTGCCGGGAAAAATCAGAGGTCTATAGCGCGGCAGCAGATGGGCTGCTCACAGCTCTCCACGATGCGGAGGATGTCGCACATGGCTGATTACATCCACTATATCACATGGTACACCGTGTACAGCGCCAAGACCGGCGAGGTAGTGGCCGCTGGAACGTCCGCCATGTGCGCTGCGAAGCTTGGATACAAGACCGCCAACAGCTTTGTGTCTTCCGTTGGACACCGACGCCATGAAAAAAAGCATCCGCACAAGTACATTTTTGAGCAGGAGCGCATTGATCGTGCGGAGGTCGACTGTCTCCCTCCGCTTCGCCGTTACTGCAAAAAGACGAAAAGGGAACAGGAATATGAACGGTAG